TCTCGGCGAGTTTTATTACAAAAAGCCGGAGTCGCGCGAAATCGTTCTCATGTCTAACGGACAGGTTTTTGAAGATAACGAGGATTTCAAGGCTGTTGCAGACGAACTGGCTCAGTCGGGTATTACTGAGACCAAGCGCCGCAAGCGCAAGGTTAACAAAGTTTACCGTAGACTTTTCCATGGCGGCGGATGGCTGGATAGCCCTAAAGAAACTGTATTTCAGTGGCTACCCATTATCCCGTGCATTGCCAACTTCGATATTATCGAAAACAAAACGATCTACCACGGCGCGGTTGAAAAATGTATGGACCCGCAAAGAGTCTTTAACTACTCAAAGTCGCGGGAAGTTGAAGAGGGCGCGCTTGCTCCGAGAAGCAAAATTTGGCTTACGAAAACGCAAGCGGCGGGGCATGAAAAGAAACTGGCGACACTGAATACTAATCACGATCCCGTCCAGTTTTACAACGCAGACCAGGAAGTACAAAACCAGATCCCCACAACGGGCGGGGCGCAGATAAACCCCGGACTCAAAACGCTGTCTGACGATATGCGGCAGGTTATGCTGGCAACGTCCGGTCAGTTCGCTGCGGCGCAGGGCGACAACCCAGGTTTACAGTCAGGTGTTGCTATCAAGCAGCTGCAGGGCAAGTCAGACAACGGCATCATCGACTATAAAGAAGCAATGGAAGTTGCCATTGCCCACACAGGAAGAGTTATCGTTGACGCTATTCCCAGGGTCTACACTGACGAGCGGAAAGCCACGCTGCTACAAGAAGATGGGTCTCGCGAAACCGTAACCTTAAACGAGCAGGTATTCGATCAGCAGTCAGGCCAGTGGGTCACTATGAATGATCTGGCAAAGGGGTCGTATAACGTCACCTGTTTTGCGGGGCCGAGCTTCCAGACCAGGCAGGAAGAGACTGTGGCATCGATCACAGAAATGGCAACAATTGACCCGTCAATTATGGAGCTAGGTTCTGACATCCTACTAAACAACATCACATCACCCGGCATGGATTTGTTGGCGGAAAGGAAGCGGGAGCAGCTGTTGAACGCTGGCATTATCCCCATCAGCCAGATGACGGAAGAAGAGAAACAAAAGGCTATGCAGGCTGCGCAACAGGCTCAGGGCCAGGAAGATCCTAACGCCATGATAGGCAAGGCCGAGATGATCAAGGCACAAGTTGAAATGGAGCGGGCGCAATTGGAGCGAGCCAAGATTCAGCTTGAAGCGCAGAAAATGCAGCTTGAACGCGAAAAAGCACAGCTTCAAATACTGAAAGAGCAGCGTGAAATCGGCGTCAAAGAATACGACGCGGAAACCCGCAGGCTGACACAGGAAACGAAAGAACGCGAAGTCGGGGCGAACATCACCCGGCAGGATATAGAGACAATTTCACGCATTATTCCCGGCCAGCAGTAACGGCCACGGTACGCGACCGCATCGCGGCAACAATACCCATGAGGGCACCATGAGCGACGACACTGAGCTGCAAGCGGCTGAGGTGGAGGACGTTATTGTCACCGCCGAAACCGAACAACCCGAACAGGTTTCCGAGTCAGCAACGGATAGTGAGCAGGAACACGAACAAACCCCTGATACATCCGATAAAGCGCCAGAGGTTAGCGATAACGACCCCGAACGCTTTACAGAACGGATGAATAAAAAGCATTGGGAGCTGATGGAGGCGAAGCGGAGGGCCGATGACCTGGAGCGCAGGCTTCAAGAGATCGAGCAATCCAAACCGCAACAGCAGCGCCCTGACATTCCGCCGCCACCTGATCCTTTTGATGATGATTATGAGGCGAAGTTTCGGCAACGGGATGATGCTTTGCGTAAAGCGGCTGAGTTCGACGCTGCACAGAAGGTATCTCAATACTACCGTCAGCAGCAAGAGCAGGCCAAGCAAGCCGAGAAGCAACAAGCCCTCGTTAAGACGGCGCAAACCTACACCGAGCGCGCTGCAAAGCTGGGGGTAAAACCCGAACAGCTACAGGTCGCCGGTAACGTGGTGGCCAGTGCGGGACTAAATCAAGACCTTGTGGAGTACATCCTTGGTGATGAGCAAGGACCTTTGATTACAACCTATCTCGCCAATGCGCCGGCTGAACTTGAAGCACTGATGACCGCATCGCCCTATGTCGCTGGGGTGAAGCTGGCGGAAATCAAGCAAAAGGCTGTTGCTTCGCGGCAAGCGAAAAAGGCACCACCCGACCCCGCAGAACCGCTGAAAGGCGGCGGCGCTAAAGCCGATGATGGGCCGACTGGTGCCAAGTTCTGGTAACCCTTCAAAACAAATGACCCGCTTCGGCGGGTTTTTTTATGCCCGAAATATGGAGTAATCCCTCATGAGTAACAATTTTTCATCAAACATTACAGCCAAGCTGGCGCGGGTATTCTTGAAGAAATTCGAGAGCCAGCGCGTCATCTCAAAAAACGTAGACACTCAGCTTCTGGATGGGAAGTTCAACCCATCAACAGGCGACACTGTTTACTTTAAGCGACCAACTGACTACACCACAACCCGCAGCGCCACCGGCGACATTTCCGGCTCAACCCCTGATGACATCATTACCGGCAAGGCTTCCGGCACCGTGCAGAACTATTTCACGGTGTGGGTTGACTATGACGAAGCCGATGAAGCCATCAAGATGGATCAGCTTGACGAACTGCTTTCGCCAATGGCGCAGCGCATCGTCACCGATCTTGAGGTTGACTTTGCCAGTTTCATGCTCAAAAACGCGGGGCTATATGCAGGCGACATCGGTACGCCTGTTACCGCATGGGGCGACGTTGCTCAGGCGTCTGCTATTATGCGATCCACCGGCATTCCGCAGGATTCCGACTGGTGTTATGCCTGCAATCCGTTCACCTCCACTTCCTTGGCTGACGTTCAGCGCTCGCTAGGGGCTGTTGACTCCAAAGTCAATTCGGCTTTTGAGCGGGCTGTTATGGCGCAGAACTTCGCGGGGATGCGAGTCATGGAGGCGACCACACTGCCGACCTATACCACGCACAGCGGCGCTGATCGAGCTGGCACATTGAGCGGCAACCCGACCGTCACCTATGCTGGCGCGAAGGACACCATGACCCAAACCCTGGCGTTGGCTGGATTTCAGGCAAATCTGCAAATCAGGGCAGGCGAGATCATCCAGATCGCCGGCCGCAATCGTCTCAACCTGTCAACCCGAAACGCCATTGTTGACGCTTCTGGTGCCAACATCCTGTTTACTGGCGTTGTCACAGAGGCCGTTACCCTGAGCGGTACTGGTACGGGAAATATCGACGTGGCAGGCCCCGCCATCTATGAAGCTGGTGGAGCCTACAATACCGTCGATAGCGCCCCTGTATCTGGCGACGTGGTAACGCTTCTGGGTTCAGCGTCCACCATGTACCAGCCAAACCTGTTCTGGCACAAACAGGCGTTTTCGCTTGGCTCTGTACCCATCAAAAAGCTGCATAGCACTGACACACTGATGCAGACCGCTGATGGTTTGCAGATGCGTGTGAGCAAGTACGCGGATGGCGACAAGAACAAGCAGACTGTGAGGTTTGACTTCCGTCCCGCCTATGCTTGCCTGAATCCGTTCTTTGCGGGTCAGGGCTACGGCGTATCGGCATAAACCACAGGGGGCTTTTGCCCCCTTTTCTTTTTTGGAGGTATTTATGTCGAGTAGCGACACGGTTCAAAAGTTCGGCCTGGTGCGGTTTTGGGATATTTCCTATCGCAAGCTGTTTGTTTCCCGAAAGCTGCGGTTTGGGATCAACTCAAGTCTTGAGGTTGTTCAGTCTGACGGTACGCAACATTCTGTCAGTGCGGCACAGGTGGCAAACCAGATAATCCCTGACTCCACAGTCCAAACACTGGCGGCGGCTACCACGCTGACAGCAGAAGATAGCGGGAAAACCCTGGTACTTTCGGCTGCAACTGAGTTTGCTGTAACTCTTCCGGCTCCGGCCAATGGCCTGAAGTTCAAGTTCGTTATTGGTGCCGCTCCTTCCGGTGCGTCCTACACTGTAGCAACCAGTGGCGGCTCAAACGTCATTGAAGGCTTGGCTGTGGTCAACGGCGCAACGGTGGCGGCTGTGAACGAAGACACCATCACCTTTACTGACGGCGCTGCCGCTGTTGGAGGCTGGGTGGACTTGGTATCTAACGGGACAAGCTGGTTTGTTTCAGGACAAGCAGCAGCAGCAACAGGCGTCGCATTCTCTGCAACCTGATAAACAGCCCTCACGGATGAGGGCGCTTAGGAGAAATTATGCACGAATTTAAAACCCCTTCCGGCGCTATTGTAAAAGTTAACGACACATCCTTCGCGGCGGCAATTGCGCTTGGCTGGGAGCAAGTCAAGCCAGAAGAGCAGCCAAAAAGACGCGCGAAAAAGGCGGTGACTGAGTAATGGCTACCGCTGGAGACGTTATAAAAGCGGCCTTGCAGCACATTCTGGTGCAGGAATCAGAGGCTGAGCTAGAGCCAGACGAGTACCAGGATGCTATTGGCGCGCTCAATCGCATGATGGC